CTACTTGTTGATAGTCTGAAGACAATATGACTTTATCTTCGTTTAATGTGTAGTCAATTTTATATAACTTGTTGGAATCATCCCATTCCTCAACAATAATGTATGTCTGGAACACTTCACGAATCCAATACTTATATGAACGCTGTTCTGTTACAGGATTAACAGGATTGATTGCATTATAAATTTGTTGTCTGATATCTTCATGACTTAATTCACTTACTTCAATATGAAATTTAGTTTTATATCCCTTATTAAATAATTCTTTTTCAGCCAATTCTTTTTCTCCTTTCTGTTCATTTTCAATGTTTTTTAAATCTTTTTTAACTGCTGTAGCTATTTCTTTTTGAGCAACGCTAATTACACCTGCATCATTGTCAGCAGGAGAAATGTTACTTCCTAACAAGGCATTTCCTATGTATGTGTAATCTGTAGCGTACCTATATTCTTGCGTTGGATTTTCACCATAAGAATAGATTTCTACTTCCACGGAACTGTCTGCATTTTCACTGTTGTATAATTTTTCTACACAGGCAATAATTTCTGGATATTTATAATTCCATAAATCAGCCTTAGCATACAAAGCCTTAACAGTAGAATCATTAGATAACTCATCAATCCAAACTTCTTTAATTGTACCAATGGCAATAGTCTCCAAACCTACGATGTTACCTTTATCATCAAAAATAGGTTCATGTCCACCTAAGTCATCTGAAATAGGTAAATACTTAGCTACTACAGGTTTATTTACTAATGAATCTTTAAATTGGTTAACATATTCCTCTTTAAAATCTAAGCCATTTCCATTTGCTACATCAATTTTATGAACAAGCATGGTTATTTCTTTTGTTACATTATCTTTGCTTGAAATTTCTATAATAGATGAAGACAATAATTGTCTATCTTTCGTCATCAATTCACCTCCTTTTAAGTTATAAATATAAAGTCTATGTATTTTCTTTATTAATACATTCGTTACATTTACATTTATCAGGATGTTCAGATTTCTTTGCTCCTAATTCAATAAATGTAGTTTTGATTTTAGAAGCTAATTCTGACCTATGATTGACGTTAAAAGAAGGGGAGTAACCTTGCATATTTTCACCTCATTTAACTGGTTGATGGCTTTGGATTATTATTGCCACCACTCGATTTTGATTTTATAGTATTTTCATTAGTAGGATTATCTACTGTAGGTGCGCCACCTTTATTACTATTATTTCCACTTTGAGTATAAGCATTGGAGGCAGGATAGATGATATTTTCAGTTTTTAACACTTTACGTTCATACTCTGCTTGTCTTATAACATCTTCGTAAGGAAGACCAGTAAGCGATTCGAACCAGAACTTCGATGTTCCTGTTTGCATATATAAATCTTTGTATTTATCAATGTACTTTTCATGATTTAAAATAGTAGACTTAGCAAATACAAAGTTACATGAAACTGATTTAGGCAGAATTTGTTTAATGTATCTGTTAATTATCACTTCAAACTTCTCTAATAATGTGTGAATATATCTAAAGAATTTCTGACTATTTAATGTTGCAGAACTAAAATTATTTCCTCCGCCACCCCATAGAACAGCAGGACTGATACCTAAGTTAGAATAAATACTATTATCAATCTTGTCGTACAATTCCTTTTTAAATAAATCCGTATTAACCTCTAAAGTGTCAAGTTTAAAGAAGTGGGGGAGAGCAATAGTGCCTGTCCCTGACGTACCATCATCAGAAGAGAAAGTGTTGCTGCCGTTCTTTTTTTTAAATAATTTACTCACTTCGTTGAAATAAGCCGTAATTACTTCTTTCGGAACTGGTTTAGTACCTTCCTTATCTAAATGTCCTGCTGATAGGATAACGATTGTTTTCAGTAATCTGTCGGCAACTGAACGTTCAACTTGATCAATAATTTCTTTTTGTAATAGTGCAGACCATGATCCCATAGTTAAAGGTAATCCGTAAGGCATATTGCGATTTCCATCGATATTAATTACATCTGCATCCTTTAATTCTACATATCTATAATCTTCGCCTTTATTAGCATATAAATTGTATTTAGCTATAGAAACTTCATCTGGCAGAGACTCTATTGCTGCTAACTTTTCGTTTGTACTTTTGATTTTTTGAATGGTTTTTAAATCATACTCAACAACCCATCGACCATTACGCTGTCTATTAATTCGAAGGTCATCTAATTCTAGAAATTGAACATATTTTTTATTACGTAGACAAGTGACGATAGTTCCCATTTGACCAACTTCAAATAATCCATCTCTTACAAACAATTTAACATCTATATCACGTAAAAAATCATTAACTTTACGCTCATAATTACGTAATTTTTTCTCGTCATCTACTTCAGACCAAGAAATTACATAGTCTAATGTAGGAAGAGATTTTAACGAGCGTAACACTTCTTTGATGATCCCATGTTTATTAGTTAAATATTTAGAAGCCTTTTGTATTTCTTTAATATTTGAGTAGGGGTTCTGTAAATATTTATATAAATCAGTAAGGGAAATATCCTTTAATGAACTCCCAGAGCCATATTGAGTTATATAATCAGTTAGTCCTGCTACTTCAATCCATTCTTTACTATTGTCCAAATATTCTTCCGACACCTTTTTCCTCCTTTCTTTATGTATTTAATAAATTAAAAACCTGATTGCATAAAGAAAAGGTAGTCATCAAAACTTTCGTTGTTTTCTTCTTTTTCTAAGAACAGACTAATATAGTACAATCCATATGCAGTAGCCGAATAACGGTCTTTATCAATTCTTTTCACAACTTGTTCTACAGTTATTGTTGTTTGCGTTTCTTTTAATCTTAAGTTCGCCACTTCATCAATAAATAATTGAGTTTGAGTAGAAGTTACTTCGATTTCATTTTCATTATCTTCTTTAGATAAGTGTTCTTTAATATCGCTAAATTGTTTTACTAATTTGAGTCTATTAGATTCCACATTATCAATAAATGTCCTGATAATTGCACCATTAATACCTTGTGATTTCAATGCGTAAACTATTTCTGGTGAATTAGGTACATCTGGTTTATCTTCCGTATTGATAGTAGCCCAACATCCTAACTCTTCATTTGTCTCTGGGTCGGTGGTATCCTCCAATAAAGCCTCTACTAAACCTTGACCAATTGAGTTTGCATCTATGACTACTGCTTTTACTCTAGACTTATTCAAATCCAAGCTTCCACCGTACTTATAGAAAGTTTGTTTCACAATTATTGCTTGTTCCTTATAATTTAAACCATTGGGAGGGGTGATTATATTGACTATGTGAATCTGTCTAATAATACCGTTCGCATTTCTAATTATTTTCAAAACTACAATTGCACTTTTGTTGTTTGAATCTGAAGAAGAACGTGCTACGTCTACAGATAGTACATATTCAACTAATGCTAAATTACCTTTTTTATCTTTCGGACATTCTAATTCTGGCATGGCTAATGTTCTAGCTTTAATTAACTTACTGATATTAATTAACGCTCCAGAAGAAGCACCAATCCAGTCGCATAAATAATTCTGACGAAAACGAGTAACATTACCTTGTCTAGCTTTGTTTATCACTGACATTTTTTGTCTTCCGAAGTGTATAGGAATGCGCCAGTCAGAACCAAACACAAACGTACCTTTTAAATCACCTGTGTCTTTTACCATCTTTAAAATTTTTTCATACTCATCACTGTTTTTATACTTTAATACCCTCGGTTTCCCGATATTTTAATAGGGGAATAGACTATATCATCACCATTTAAATGGCGTTCAGCGCTATTGAGTTTCATAGTCATATCAAATTTGACTTAGACCGTATACTCTAGTCGTTGCACCTTCAAAGAGGTTTCCCTCTAAGCTTGGCACAGGATTGTCATGCTTACTAACTATCTCCGATAATAATTTTTCTAAATTATGTATTTCTTTATATGAAATTCTATGTAATGTAATGGAGTTGTCTAAACAGTATGTATTCTTTATTTCATCGTGCAGCTTTACTAATTCGAATTTTTCTTGTCCAC